TAAAAGAGTTTATAAAAAACAGTCCTTACAAAATATATCTAAGTGAGTATAACAATACTTATGATATGAAATTGGTTAAACAATATAAACATCGTGCAACATTAAGCGGTACAGCTAACAATAAAGTAATAGAAAAATTGTTTTGTAATAGAGATAATTAAATGGCTAGACCACAAAAATACGATTGGGAACAAATAAAAATAGCTTATGAGGGCGGTTTGAATATAAAAGAAATTAGCAAAAAACTAAAGGTAACAATTAAAGATATAAAGGACAAAGCAAGGTTAAAAAAGTGGGTAATAAAAAGCGATATAAACAACGATATAAACGAATTTATAGCAAAAAGCGAAAAACTAACTGAAAACTACGAAAAACACCCACAAATAGCTGAGATGATAGAAGAGGCTATTAATACAAGATTAGTAGATAATAAGATAATAGATAACAATAGAAAATTAGCACAAATGGCACAAGGTATTATCGTAAGAGATAAGGCAGATATTAAATACTCTAATATTAGAACACTAACAGGAGCTATCAAAGATTTAGAAAGTGTAGCAAACCCACAAGCCAATAGAATAGAGGTTAATAATCAAAATAATAATCAAGTTATAGATGGAGTTAGATTAATAGATGCTTGATTTTAAAGTATTAACACATCAAAGAGATTTTATTAATGCCACAAGTAATACTATGTTAGTAGCTGGATATAGAGCAGGTAAATCACACGGCGGCACTTTAAAAACTATACTTAAAAAATTACAATACCCTAAAAATGCGGTGGCTTATTATTTACCTACCTATCCACTAATTAAAGATATAGCTTTTGTTAAATTTCCTGATTTGCTAGATGAGTTAAAAATAAAATATAGACTTAATAAATCAGATAAGGAAATACATATTGAGAATTACAATAAGATAATTTTTAGAAGTATGGACAACCCTGATAATATAGTAGGGTATGAGGTGGCTTATAGTCTAATAGATGAAGCTGATATTTTACCTATTGATAAAATGGATCGAGCTTATAAAAAGATTTTAGCAAGAAATAGTATAACAGATGAGCCAAATGTTGATGCAGTTTCAACTCCAGAGGGCTATAAATGGTTATATAATCAGTCAATAAGTGGATATTTTAAAGTAATAAGAGCTAAAACATTAGATAATAAATTTATATCAAAAGGTTATATCGAGGAACTTACTAAGCAATACCCACCACAATTATTAGAAGCATATTTAAATGGTAAATTTGTAAATTTAACAAGTGGGGTGGTATATTCTTATTTTGATAGAACTAAGCATCACACTAGCGAGAGAATAAAAGATAAAGAAATATTACATATAGGACAAGATTTTAATATAGGAGGGTGCAAAGGTAAGATTAATGTAATAAGAGACGATAAACCACTTATGTTAGATGAGTATAGTGTAAATGATACTCAATCTATTATAAACTATTTAAAATCTAACTTCTCTAACCATAAAATATTTATATACCCTGATGCAAGTGGTAAGGCACATAAAACTAATGCAAGTAGGTCAGATATTCAAATGTTAAAAGATGCAGGGTTTAATGTTATCGCTAGGAATAAAAACCCACTTGTAAAAGATAGAGTAAATGTTTTAAATAATATGTTTTATAATAATGAATATTTGATTAATACTGATATGTGTACAGATGCGACAAAGGCACTAGAGCAGCAGGTATACGATAAAAATGGAATACCTGAAAAATTTAATGGAGCTGGAACTATAGATGATGATAATGATGCAACAGGGTATTTTATTTATAATAGATTTGGACTTATTAAAAATACTTTTGAAGCTAAAAAAGTACAAGTAAGTTAAAAATATGTTACAATATGAAAAAACAAGGTATAAAAATGAATAATTTAAAAGATAGGCAAAAGATATTCCATCAAAGACTTTTAATGTTAAAAGATGATTTTAGTAAGCAGGCACTAACACATTTATCATCTATATATGCAGACCCTACAGGTTTAAAACTAGATAAACAGCTAGACACTACTAACAATATATTTAAAACAATAATTCATAAAATATCAAGAGTATATAGTTTTGGATTTGATAGAACTTTTGATGATAATAGAGTTATGCAGTTATATAAAGATATAAGAGTTAATAAAATGATGCAACAGTCTAATATTTTTTTAAATGCTTTTAATGATTTATTGATACAGGTGCAATGGGTAAAAGGTAAACCACGATTAACATTTAGATTACCACACGAGATAAAAGTAAGATTAGATGAGTTTAATGATCCTATAGAGGTTGAATATCTTGTAGACAAAGTAGAACATACAGAAACGGAGAGATGGGCTTATTGGAGTAATACAGAGCACTATTATAAAATATATGATAACAATGGTGAGTTTAAAAAAGAATATATTATTAATAATGATGATGGTGTTAATCCTTACGGAGTGTTGCCTTTTGTGTTTATGCAAAATGGTTTCAGATTTGATAATTTTTTTGATACAACAAGTGGAAATGACTTGGTAAGGATTACTTTAGATAATGCCGTATATAACACTTTTAAAAACTATATGATTAAGTGGCAATCATTTAAGCAAATGTACTCTATAGGAGCAGAGAGGGGCGATTTAGAGGGTAAGATATTCGACCCACAATATGTATTAAATTTGTCCGATACAGATGCTAAGCTTGGTATACTTGACTTACAAGCTAATTTAAAAGACTTAAGAGATACTTTAGGAGAGAGTGCTAATACTGTAGCGATAAACTACAATATAAGCCCTACACAATTTAATTTAAGTTCTGTACCTACAAGTGGATTTAGCAAAATGATGGAGAATGCATCACTTGATGAGAGTACAAGACAACATCAAAAGGACTTTTTAATATATGAAAAGGAGTTATATAAATTGATTTTAATAGTTTCAGAATATGAAGGGGTTTCATATAATGGAGATATGACTATAACTATTAATGAGCCTTTTTATAAAGATGATAAAAAAACTCAATTAGATGTGTTAACTAGAGAGATAGATTTAGGAGTTAATAATCAAATAAAATACATAATGAAAAGAGATAATATATCGGAAGATGAAGCCACTCAAATATTTAATGATAATTTATCTACTAGGAATAAAAGCAATCAACGAGTAGACATACCAACAGCTAAAACAAATTTAGGGGACTAAAATTCAATGACTATATTGGATAAAATCTATAATAAAATAGATGGAAATATTGATAAACAAGTAAATCTTTTTAATAACAATATTGTGAGTGTACTTAAAAAAATTGAAGCTCTATCCATTATTAGGTTAAAAGATATTAATAAATCAAATATACTTACTTATGATTTAATCTGGAGAGATATATTACAAGAGGCTGGATATTATGATTTAGTTGATAGTTATGTAAATCAAGGATATGATTCTATATATAAAAATTTAAATGATATGTTTAAAGATGTTGGCTTAGATGTAGCACTATCAAGTCAAGACATAGCATCTATTGATACACTCAAAGAGATAGATATACAATATTTTACAAAAATTGGAGATGATGCAGGGCTTATCATTAAAAGAAATTTAACTAATTATGTAATGGGTGGATTAAGTGCTAGAGAGATGGCAATAAGAATTAGAGAAGACTTAGACAATTTAAACTTGTCGAAATATGCTTATACTTATGCACAAACATCAATCAGTAAATTTAATCAAGCAGTTATTAATATGAAGAGTAAGGGATTAAAAGATATTGTGTGGATATATTCAGGAGTGCAAGATAGTAAAACAAGAGATTTTTGTAATTGTATACTAAATAAAAATAATTATTACAATGATAGTGATAAAATAAAATTAGAATATGATAGTAGAAGGCATTGGAACTGTAGACATATATTCTTGGGAGTTTCTAAAGAATATGCTTTAATGAGTGGTTTTAATAGTGGTGTGGCTAGTTGTTAGATGAGAATTAAAAAAGCTCCAAATATAAAAAAATGGACAAATGAAATTAAAAAAGCTCCAAATAAGCTTAATGTAGTTGGAAATGAAGTTATCCATATAATAAAAAGTAGAACTTTGAAAGGTATAGATATAGATAATAAAAGTTTTAAAAAATATAGTTCATCTTATGCTATATTAAAAATTAATGAATTTGGTTCATCAACACCGAACTTAACAAGATCAGGAAATATGCTTAATAATATAACATACAATGCAACCAATAAAGGTATTATATTATTTTTTAGTAATCTATATGAAAATAAAAAAGCATATAAAAACAATCTATCAAGAGAATTCTTTGGAGTTAATAAAAAAGAGTTAAAATATATTAAAGATAGACTTATGAAAATATTAAATTTTAGATAATTGACTTTTTAATGTAAAATATGTATAATTATGATACTTTAATTTTATAAAAAGGATATATCCAATGGCTGATGAGCATAAAACAGATAACGAGAAGGCACAAACTCCACCAAATAGTGAAGATGTAAAAAAAGCAGATATTACACAAGAAAAGCTAGATAGCTTAATTAATGGTAGTTATGCAAAAGGGGCTGAAAAGGCGACAAAAGAACTTTTAGAGAGTCTTGGAGTAGAAAGTCAAGATAAATTAAAAGAGATTATAGAAGCTAAAAAACAGCAAGAAGAGGCTAGTAAAACAGAACTTGAAAAGATGAAAGAGCAATTAGAAGCTTTAAATCAAGCTAATCAAAAATTAATTAGTGAGTCAGAGTCTGTAAAAGCTAAAACAGTAATGCAGGAGTTAGCACTTAAAAATAGTGTTAATGATTTAGAAGTATTTGAATTGCTTTATGATAAAGCATCAAAAGTTGATAATTTTAATAGTGATGATTTTATCAAGGGATTAAGAGAGTCAAGAGGTGGACTATTTGGAGAAGCTGATAAAAAAGTAAAAACAGATAGCAGTCCTAACAAATCAAATGAGCCGAAAGATTTTGCTGATAGAGTAAAACAAGCAAAAACTAAAGCTGAACTTGATAAATTATATGCAGAGATAGGAGCATAATATGGCAAATGTAGTAACAACAGCAGCAATTTTAGACCAAAGTTTAATAACTTTAATAGACCAAGAGGTATTAGTAAGTGGTGCAGGTATTAATAAGATAGATGCGTTCGTAGAGACGAAAGTCGAGATAGGAGCTAAAGCGATAGATTTTACAGTTTATAGCAAATTAGCAAAAGCAACAACATCACTAACAGATGGTGCAGATGTAGATGCTGTAGGTATGGCTGATAGTTCAGTTTCTTTACTACCTAAAGAGTATGGAACAGTTGTAACACCTACTAAACTAGCAAACTTACAAACAGGTGGCAAGGCAGATAGGGCAGGGGCTAAATTAGTAGGTATCAATCTATCTGAAACAACTAATCAACTTGGTATTAATGCTTTAGAGTTGGGTACAAATACAACTGCAGGTGGTACAGTTGGAACACTTACTAAATTAGATTTAAGAGGTGCTTATGAGAGATTATCAAGCAAGAGAATACAAAAAATCAATGGATATTATGTAGCTTTTGTTAATCCTGCTCAAATTAGTGATATTAAAGATGATTATATATCAATAGTTCAAAATACTAATTCAGAATTAGCAACTAATGGTGTTGTAGGAACTTTAGAGGGATTTATTATCGTTGAAGATGCAGATGTAACAGCTGGAAAAGTTTCAACTTTTGGAATGGGTGCACTAGGTAAAGCGGTTTCACTTAATCCTGATACAACTATTACAGGTCCATTTGATAAATTGGGTCGTATGGTTAATCTTGGTTGGTATGGTGTGATAGAATATGGCTTAATAGATGATAAAGCTATTGAAATACTAACAGGAGTGTAGGGTAAAACCTACATCCAATAAGGATAGAAATATGAGAGCATTAAAAAACTGTACTTGGAGATGTGGTAATAATATATACGAGTTAGTTATAGATGAAGTGGTAAAAGTTAAAAAAGAGGATATGAAACAAGCCGAAGCTAGTGGATTATTTGAAGTAGTTAAAAGAGTTAAATAATGGCACTAACAAATGCAGATATATTAAAAGAGTTACCTAAGCTATCAGATTTAAGCAATAACACATTAAAAGCGGTTAGTGGTACATTAACGACTCTAACTACTAATGATGATGATATAGATGATAGTTTTAATAATTCTTATATCTGTTTTTTAAGTGGTGGATTAAGTGGTGTTGATAGAGTTATAAATAATATATCAAATAGTATAATCACTTTTGATACATTAAGTGAAACAGTATTAAATACTACTCAATACTCAATCACTAAAAATGGTTTTATATCTTATATAGAAAAATCAAATAATATCTTAATCAATGATTTTAGAAATGCAGGAAAAGATTTTAATCTATTTTTAACAGTATTACAATTAAAGCAATTACATTTATATAAAACAATCGAACTTATATGCCAAAATTTAATGCAAGATGGCAATAATGATGATATATTTTTTATACATTATTCAGATTATAAAAAAATGTATAGCAATGAGTTTATGCGATTAAAAGCAGATTATGACTTAGACAAAGATGGTTCTATTGATAGTGATGAGTTAAGTGGTGTTAATAATTCAGGACAGCAAAAGTTGGTTAGATGATAACTTATTTAAAAAATCTTGGGTACACATATAAGCCACGATCAAACGAACTCAAAAATAAACAATTCACTTTGATAGATGGAAGTTTTGATGTATCAAATGATTATTCAACTTTAGATTATAAAGGTGTAGTCCACACAACAGTATTTTTATTAAGACTAGAAAAAAATAGCTATAAAGATAGTGTAGTTGAGACTATTATAAGAGATACAATTTTAGATGATAACTTAGTAACTCCATCTATTGCTTATTCAATAGATGAAAAACTTGGATATGATTTAACAATTACATTTAAAAAAGAGAGGTAAAAAAAATGGCAGCACCAACAACAATGCACGGCAGAAATGGCACTATTTCAATTAATGGAAGTTCTTACGAAGGACAGGTCACTACTTGGAGTGCAACAATAACAAACCCTACAGAAGTAACTACTACAATGGGCAATGAATATGAGACAAGAGAGCAAAAAGGTATCAAAGATTTTACAGGGTCGGTTACAGCTAAATTTGATAATACAAATTCACAGCAATCAACTATAGTAGCTGCTTTAACTCAAGGAAATGATATTGCTTTAGTACTTGGTACAGGCAATAGTTCAGGAGATGAAACTTATGCAGCTAATGTTAAAATCACAGAACTACCTGTTACTTTAGCAAGAGAGTCTATTATTGAGGTATCATTCCCATTTGAAGTTAGTGATGGAGTGGTAACTATTGGTGTAGTAGCTTAGTTTTATAGTACCCTTTTTTTTGAGGGTATTATTAAGATTAAAAGGATACTAATGTTAAGAAACAAAGCCAATAGAATATACGATTTAATAAATCAAGATAGAGCAGAATTAAGAAGTGTTAAAATAAAATTTAGAGCATTAGACGAAGAAGAGGTTTTATATTATAGACCACTTACTAGCAATCAAAAAAGAGATGCAAGATATTTAGCTACTAGAAAAAAACAATTAAAATCTATTGATAGTGAGACAGTGCAGGAGGAAGAGTATATTGATATGTACTTATTTAGTTGCTCCATTATCTATTTGCAATCACTAGATGAAGATGGATTAAGAGTATTTGAAAATATAACAGATGTTGAAAAAATATTCAAAAATATGAGTGATAAACATATAGAGACTTTAGTTATTGCAATGATGGGAGATTAAATGTCGGAAAAATTAGAGTTATTAATTGAGGTTGATAACAGAAAAGCAATTAATAAAGTAAAAGATTTTGATAGAGCAACTGATAAAATAGGAAGCACCACACAAAAGACAGGTGGAATACTGTCGAGTGTATGGACTAAAATCGGAATATCAATAAGTGGTGTAGCATTAGCTATGAAGTCTCTAATGGATGGTGCTAAAACTATTGATACTTTAAAAACAAGGCTTAAAGTGGCAATGGGGTCGGCGGAAGCTATGGAGTCTAAATTTAGCTTACTTAATGATATGACTAATAAAATGGGTCTATCAATGGAAACCACGATTAATGCTTATTCAGGTTTTAAAATAGCGAGTGATCTAGCAGGTACAAGTGCCGAAGATACTGAAAAGATATTTAGTTCATTAATCACAGCAAGTGGAGC